TAGTAAAAATACCATTTTCTAACCGAGCTATAAGAACAAAATTACCTGTTGCTGCATTAACTGCTTGAGTGCTTAATACTGCTGTAATAGAATAACGATGTGCACCAGGAGCAGACTCATTAGGAGTACCTGTAGCATTATCATTTAATGTTGCATCAGAACCTGAATTAACAAGAGCTTCAGTAACAAGTAAGCCAACATCAAATGATACGTTTGTTGCATATTTAGATAATACAATAGTCTTAGCTTTAGCTATAACAAAATGTTTTTTAATATAATATATACCATCTTCAATAGATACAATTGAACCAAAGCCTGTAGCAGCGGATGCTTTTACTTCGGCTGATTTACTACCTGAAGCAGTTATTGTTGCATTATCTGCAAATACTGTACCACTTATATATTGTACCCATAATGTTATTGGGTCTGAGCCAGAAGCTAGAGCTGCATGAATAACTTTAGCAGTATTAGTACCATCAGTAAATTCAGTACCTACTAATTCAACAACAGTATCATTATTAGCATGAACAGAATCTAATTTAATATAGTCAATTTTATTATGGAGGTGAACTGCGCCTGGAATAACAACTGAACCATCTTTAAATACATGGTCACCCGTAGATGATATTTGATTTTGTAATGTTGATTGAAGCTGAGTTAATTCCCGTGCTTGTACAGCCTTACCGGGTCTGAATAATATCCTTTGATATTTTTCTTTAGGAGTTAAACCATCCGCACCCGCGGTGTTAAAATCATCCCAGTATGGTTCTACGTTAAATGCTATTGCCATGTTTCTTTCCTATTAAAATGCGATTACTAATCTTACTGTCTCTACTTGACCTGCTGCTCTCGTGGTTGCTGTTCTATTCTCCACAAACATTACCTCACCTGAATGATGATTAATTAAAGGTACTCCTACTGCTGTGATATCATCACCTGCAGAAGATGCACCCGTTGCGCGAGTAAAATGTGATGTAGTAAATGTTCCAAACCCTGTAGATTCATTTTGAATATAATGTAATACACCACTAGCGTTATTATATTCTACAACTAAACCTTTAGCACCAACTGTACCACCCGTATGACCTTCAAATGCGAAATCAGCTATGTATGTGCTACCTAATGCAGCAGGAATTGTTACACTCTTACATGTATTATATGTATTAGCTTCTGCAACTTGAGCAATAGTACCTGTAGTTGAACCAGTTAGTGTTGTAACAAGAGCTTTATATACTTCTCCAACAACTGGATTACCACTTGTTGACCCTGCAGTTGCCCACAATGCATCAGTAGTTGTACCTATTGTTAAAATCTTATAAAAGTTACCAACTACCATTGAGCCAACAGCTGTTACTGTTGTTGGTCCATCATTGGCTTCTTCAATTGGATTTTTAATAAGAGCCAATTGTCTAAAGTCATTTGAATCAGGAATTGTAGCTGATTCATCACCTGTCCATGTAGTATTAATTGTTACATAGTGTGAACGTAAGTCATTATTTGGGTCTTTACCAAATCCACCTGGAGGACCAATCACTGGTCTTATTGCACCATTTGAACCTGAACCACCCGTTACTGTAATAGTAGCGTGGGTATAACCCGTACCAGCATTAGTTACTAAGATATCTGTGATAGCTCCACCTGATACTACAGCCGTGGCTGCAGCTGATGCACCATCACCTGCAATGGTTAATGTTGGAGCTGATGTATATCCAGTTCCTGCGGTAGTTATTTTAAAATTATATATTGCACCATCAACTGCGTTACTTTGTACACTCCATTGATTAATCAATGCTGCGTCAGAACCTCCAGCTGGTGCTTCTTTAATATGTCTTGATGGTATGAATGATGCTGTTAAAAACTTTGTCACATCAGATGTTGGGATTGTATACATATATTTCCATATATAACCATCTGTTGCTGAGAAATTAATTACACCTGTTGTTTGAACACCACCTGGTGAAACGTCTGGGTTTGTTGTACTTGTTCCTGCTCCAGCTTTCAAACAAAGATAAACGTTATTATTATCTGAAATAACGTGATATACTTTGCCTTCTATGTTGGTGTCTTGGTCATCATATTCTATATATGTAGTACCAGAAACCCATAGGTTCCTTGGTGCACAATGAATAATATCTGTACTAGCAATTTTCTTCATGGCAAACATGTTTTCCCATAAAGTATTATTAGTATAATCATTTTCATATGGGGTTGTTGGAACTGTATCATCAGTCCATGCATTAGGCCGTCCCAAGGCCATATAGAATGTGTTTGATGCAAGACTAGCTAAGAATTTATCTGTTGTATCTAATCTAAATTTGCTAGTTATTATTGCTGCCATGTCTTTTCCTTTATTATGTTATGAAATCACGAGTGAACTTGCTCCACCCAATCCGAATTGTAAACCTATATTGTTATTTATACTATCTTGAAGTGTATAATGAGCAAAATCGCTATTTGGTCCCAAATATCTGAACTTCATGTTCTCCCAATGGTTCCACATACCTATTCTACCGCCACCTGAACCAATATTATAAGTTCCAGTTGTAGTAAATGGAATATGTGTATAGCTCTTTTCTAATAAATGACTATTAAATTGTACTGGACCAACTTGGAATGCACCAATGTTAATATTAATTTTACCTGCTGGTAGTAACCAACCATACGGTGATGGTATACCCGAGGTTAATAATTTAACTAATATTGCAATCTCACCAAAGAACTTAAATCCTGCTGGATGAATTAATCTTGTAAATGCATTTTTCCAATCAGCTACGTTCTTACCAGTCTTAAGAACATATGAGAATTTTTGATAATAGTAAGAGTCTTGTAAATATTTTTTATCTGATAAAAAACCATCATTGGTTAAAAACAAACCCTTAGGATATGTTTTAACCACATCACTATTTGCTAGTGCACTTGTAAATGTTAATTTATATTTAGTAGTACTTGATTCTGAATAGACTGACTCAACGTAATCTGTGGTTGGTGTCTTATATACATTGTTAACAAATACTACATCATCATCAAATAATGCTGGATTACCATCATCATTATTTCCACTAACTACTGTTGGTGTTCCACTAATTGTGAAGGTATTTGATGGTGTATAGTTAGCGTGGGTTGCTATAATATCGGTTGTTTGGTCTGTCCAATCTCCATCTGATGGATTAAGTATATCTATAAATGGAAAATATGTTTCAACCTCATCATCATATATCACCCTAAAAAATGATGTAATAGATTCTGGTGTACCCCTACTTCTATAAAACTCAACAAGCCTTTTATAAAATTTCCTTGGGTCTGTAGCAAAGTCTCTTGGTACCGCAATACCAATCTCATTTTGTAATTCCGTAAGGAGACTATCTTCTATAAAATCAATATCTCTTTGGATATCTATTGCATTAAGATAAAATCCAGATTTATTTGAACGCTCTAAATAAAGAGCATATACCTTAAGAAATGAAACCAAGTCAGGATATAAAGACTGTATATGTTCAGGTATTAAGTCATCTATGTATGATGATATATTATATTTACCTAAAGTTGACATTAGTTACTCACTGTTGTATAGTCAATACCAGCAGTAGTACCACCAGTAGCCATAGTATCTATCTCTCCTGTTATAGTTGCGGTTGAGGTATTAATAGTTAATAGTTCATTCCTTGTAGGTTTAATGTCAGATGAGGCCGGCTTAACAGTCACGTCAATCGTAGTTGACCCTGTTGGTAATGCTGTTGGAGCAAAACTATTTAAAGTAACTGTTCCATTTTCTTCATTAACATCACCAAGGTTTGTACCATATATTGTACCATCTGTTCCTATAATTTGAATAATTCTAGTAGCACTTGAAGTATCATAGTAGTCTTTAAGCCTACATTGTACACCACTAAATGTAAATAGTGTTGAGGTCAAATAAGAACCAAGAGCTGCTGTAGTAGCATCTAAGTCAGTCAATGCTTGATTAAACTTAAGTGTATATTTAGTTGCTATACTAAGAGTAGGTGTAATCTTTTTAGTCATTTTAATACGAGTAATATTAGATAGGATAGCAATATTAGTATCGTCAATCTTCTTAAGAACATTTGAGTCTCTATATACTCCACCAAAACTTCTAAGTGTGTCAGTATTATATGAGATAAGTGTGCTCCTTATATTAGTTGCAAGACCAGATGCTGTAACTGTAGCAAGGTTTGGATTATATTTAAAGTAGACTTCTAAATCAATGTATGTATATTCTGGGTCAACCAGTACGGGTGTGATGGATACAACGTTTTTAGGTTTAAGAATATTTGTTATGATTGTTGTCTTTTGAATATCAGTTAGTACTTCAGCAGATAATGGTTTAATACTTATATAAACCTTACCATAGTCTGGTACATCATGGTCTTCTCCACCCCATACTTGGACAGCTTCAATGTCGGCAAATTCGTTTTTAATAATAGCTTTATAATCGTCAGGTGTAACAGCCCTGTTTTGAGATACATGGGCAAGAGGAGCATTAAATTTAATTGCTTCTTTAGTTTCTCTTGGTGCACCACCAGTAGCTTTAGTTACTAATGTGATGGTCTCATCTGAGTTACCAGCAATTGTATCAGTCAACGTAAATGTAGTGGCACCATTCACATCAGTACCTGCTGCTATCTTAGCATATTCAATATTAATAGTGCATCCATTAAGTGGTCTTTTACCAATGATATTATCACCAAACTTAATTTCATAATAACCATCTCTTCCTTCCTCTAAAAAGAATACTTCACTCGT